AGGTAAGGTCCTGTGCCCTGAGTGCCTGGCTGAGGTGCAGCAGTTCCTAGTGCACATGGAGTAGCTGATGTGGGGCATGATCTTCTTGGGGGTGTTGGAGGTCTACGGGATGGTGAGTCCCATTGTGGGCACTGTGCTCCTGTGCCGATGGTTTGGGGTACCTGAGGTGGGTGCGATTCTGATGGCACTGGCTGCAGGATTTTTCTTTGAGCTCGTCAAGATGCGAGCACACGAGGCTGCGTACAACTATGAAGAGCGTCAATAGTTTGTGGGTAGAAAGAGTCGAACCAAAGGCCACAGCTTCGAAAGGGAAGTTGCCCGTCTATTCCGAACCATCTGGCCCGATGCCAAGCGAGGGTACCAATCCAGGGATGGGGGCAAAGCGGCAGCGGATGTCGAAGGCACTCCGTGGCACATCGAGTGCAAACGCTATCGGAAAATCACTTCTCGGATTATACGAGATGCTTTTGACCAGGTGCGGGACAGTGGTGACAGCCGCCCGCCGTTGGTTGTCGTGAAGGAAGACCGCAGCACCATTTTTGTGTACACCGACCCTCAGGTTAGCTACACCGTCACCGATTTTCTTTGCGACTCTTACATGGGGCACCTCGGATGAGTTGGATTGACAAGCTCTACGAGCTAAAGGACTGTGAGAATTACCTAGACTGGGACGAAGACCTGGCCGAGATTGCAGCCGGTATCGTGGATGACATAGCAGAGCTGAAGGCGCAAATCAGAGGCCTCCAGGCCCTATACGATGCGGCTGCGCGCCGGTCCGGAGATAACGCAGTTCGAGCCTTAGTGGCCACGCGGCGGGCAAAGGGCCTCGGAACGTGAACGTACACCGGGTCGCTATAGGCTCGGACATACATTTTGATCAGGAGCACCGCCCTCTCTGGGAGAACTTTTGTAAGTTTCTTGCGGACTATAAGCCTGAAGTAGTCGTGCTCTCCGGGGACATCGTAGACCTGGGGATGATTAGTAAGTACACACAGGGGGGTAAGGACCCTGTGAACGCGATTGAACAAATCAAAGTCGCGGTGCAGGAAGTAAACCGCCTGGTCAAGCTCTCCGGCCGTGTGGTCCTGATGGAGGGGAATCACGATGAACGCTGGGACAAAGCCATTCTCGGAGAGAAAGCTCAGGCACTCTACGGTGCCAAGGGGCTCACGCTACAGGACCAGTTCCTTCAGCAGGGTATGCACGCTTCGGTGTCCTGGGTGCACGAAACTGTGCACTGTCCTGGATACATGCTGGGCCGTAGGGCAGCTATTGTGCAGCATGGTCATGTCAAGCCTATTGGAGGGAAGACACCTGCGCTAGCGATGCTTGCAGCCATCCCCGGTATCTCGGTTATCCGAGGGCACCTTCATAGGGCACAGATGGCGTGCAGGACCAGCCTAGGGCGGAATATGTTTGGTTTGGCTATGCCCCACATGAGTACCCATCATGAGTATGCGGGGGGCAATCCTGACTGGCAGGTAGGTTTTTGTACGCTTGAGTTTTACGGAAGGTCTAGACTTCGTGACTGCACTCGATTCACCCCCAACATCATCATTGCCGATGACAAGGGCCGTTTTAGTGTTGGCGGACGGCTATACGGTTAGTTACAAGCATCTGCTCAACCTAACGGCACAGGCCATGCGTTCTGTAGGCATCAAGGGGGAGGCTTCTGAGTATGTGGGTGCAGCCTACTTGTTTCTTGAGAAGGTGCAGGATGTGCCCTACGTGCACCTGAGGCAGACCTTGAAGTGGCGCTTCATGGACATGCGCTGGCCTAAGCGCAACCGGAGCACTTCTTTGGTTGAGATTACTTCGGACACCGACCTCATAGAGGCTCATGCCGCGGCCCTTACCGTAGGCGATGACTTTGAGTTGCTCCTCAGCCAGTCCTCAATCACCCCAGAGGAAGAGGACCTGCTCCGTAAGGTGTACGTGGAGGGTTGGTATGCGCGGGAGATTGGAGAGGTCAAGGGCCTTTCCGAGGCCCGTGTTTCTCAGCTTGTGCAGGATGCTAGAGCGCATATCCGCTTTGCATTGGATGGCACCCCGGTACCCGTACGTAAGAAGCGGCCCCGTACCTACCGCCCCCTGAGGCAGAGAGCCAGTCCCCAACGAGATACCGTGGTGGCTCTATGGATGGCTGGCACCCGTAACTGTGACATTGCACGGCGGCTGAATATCTCCCCTAGCACGGTCAAAACTCTCGTGGGCAGGTACTGCCAAATCAGGGGTCAGGGGGTTCGAGAGCTACGGGCACCCCTACCCCCAACACCCCCCTCCGCGGGAGAGCTTCTCACACGCCTCGTTGACTCAGGGATGACCTATGCTGCTGTAGCGGAGAAACTAGGTCTAAATCACCATGGGGTGCGTTCCACGGTAAGCCGGCACCGTAGGAGGATTGCCTGTGCCGCGTAGGATGGTCATCCTGTTTGGGGACCACTTTGAGCCTCAGGAGATTGCCGAGTACGCGAAGATGTACGACACCGACTGGTGCATCTTTGACCCCTCTGGTGTGGCCACCTATAACCTGCCCTTCAAGGCCCCTGTGTATGTGCATTTGGGGATCTTGTCCCAGCAGATTATCCACGGAGGAGGGGTGCAGGATGCCCTTCAGGTGCAGGCCCCGGAGCGCTTCCGCAGAGCCTACCCTGAGGTCTACGGACAGCTCTGTAAGCTAGCCCAAGAGAGCATGGATACCCGGGGCATCCGGCACAACACACTGATATTACGCTACCTACCCACGGTAGATAACATCATCCGCAACCTGGATTTGTTGACAAAATATCCCCTCCTCCAGAAGGGGGGTCAGCTTCTCAAGGGTGTGCCCACGTTTATCGTGGCAGCAGGTCCCTCTCTTGATAAGAATGGGCACCTCTTGAAGGAGTGCTCCAAGCGTGGGGTCATCTTTGCCGTGCACTCCTCCAACTCGGCTGTGGCCTATCATGGGGCAGAGGTAGACCGGCTGTTCTGCATTGAGGGCATGGACACCTCGGACCTGGTCAAGGACTCCGCCCATGTCAGGGCTGGGGCTACATGCGTCACAGCGCACCGAGGTAACTTCAAGACCCCCTTTCCCCAGCACACCTTTTGCTCCAGTAACCCTGCCTTTGGGCACCTGATAAAGCGCCTCGGAGGAGAGGTGTTGCACTACGGTAACTCGGTAGCCACAGCCGCTGCGGAGATGGGTGCAGCCCTCGGCTCCCCTACCCTTGTCTTCCTGGGGCAGGACCTATCGTACCCAGGTAATCGAGTCTACGCGAAGGGCACAGGGAGAGAACACATCACCACGGTGATTGACGGGGACACCATCCTAAGAAGCGATGTGGCGGAGCAGAATGCCCGGTATGAGACTCAGGGGATTCTTGCTCGTGAGGCACCTCGACCTGTGTCCTGGCAGCCTGCTTGGGGTGGGGCAGGGAAGGTAGCTACCACAGCGGACATGGTCACGTTCCACAGCTGGTACGAAACGTTTACCCTGGCTCGTGGGGACAGACGTATTGTAAATGCCACCGAGGGTGGGGTGCACATCAAGGGGATGGAGGAGTCCACGCTGGAGGAGGTGCTGAGTACACTCCCTGAGCTAAAGGGTGCCAAGCGACCTCTTGAGGGTCTTGACCTCGCCCCAGTGCCAGAGGCGACCCTGAGCAATGTCAAAGGTGCCATGCAGGTCACTACCAAGCGGGTGAAGGCCCTATGCCAGCAGGCACTTGCCATGAAGGATGAGAAGCTTGCTCGGGTGCTGCCCCAGATTGATGCCTTGATGGCACGAGAGCCTGTGCTGGTGCAGTTTGCCCTACCTGCTACGGCCAAGCTTGAGACAGGTCCTAAGATGAGTGGGCGGAAGGCACAGCGAGCCAAGCTTCTGGCTGTGGTAGAGGCTGCGGACCGTATGCTAAAAGGTCTCGCCGCATGACCTGCATCGCTGCCAAGATTGCACGGGGCAAGCTCGTGATGGCAGCAGACTCTGCACTGACCGGAGAGGGTGAAGTCATTCCTTGTGGGGACAAGTTGTGGAGAATTAATGATTTCTTGCTCTTGGGATTTGCGGGTGACTGGGGAAACGTGAGTAAAATCAAGTATTCACTGGCACACACCCAGCAGTACAAGAACTTCTATCCCGGGGCTCGGGAGGTAGACCGCTGGGTCTATACCAACATCGTGGAGCGCATTCGGAGTCTTTTGACTGACTACAAGAAGCCTGAGTTTAGCTTGCTTGTGGGTACGAGAGCGGGGCTCTTTGGCACCAATGAGTCCTATGGACTCTTTAGGTATGAGACCTACGGTGCTATTGGGAGTGGGGCACAGGCTGCGAATGGGGCGATGTTTGCTGACAGTGGGGCAGAACTAGCGGTAAGGGCTGCCATCAAGCACTCGGAGGGTGTTTTGGGGAAGGTTTACGCCGAGTCGATTGTTTGTCCGGAGAAATAGCCTGGGGATGATATCTTCGAGGCAATGCTGTTCCTAGGTGCTTTTACAGTGGGTGTGGGGATTTTGCTATACTACATGGGGGGACTATAATGGCAGCGTTTTCAGAGCCTTGGCGGGAGTCTTTGTCTCAGGCTGTAGCTACCTGGAAGGGGCGAGGCTTCTCTTCTCAGGAGATTACCCTGATGATTGAGGGTTGGCTTACGGCAAGGCATGGGATACCCTTTCCTGAAGCGCCGGTGTCACAGGAGGTGCCCCTTGAACTGCCCTGAGTGCGGGATGAAGGATGCCTATCAGGGCATGATGGTGATTGAGTGCTGTGCGCCAGCGTGTAGGCACTACAACAAGGAGCATGCCCAGAAGGTAGCGGAGGCTTGGGAGAAGGCACGTCCTGACCCTCTTCCGTGGCGTGTGGATGGGCAGACTCGACTGGAGTGGTTTTATTCCTGGCCCCTCAGCGGCCCGCCCATGCACGCAACCCTTCTGTTTGATCCTTGGTCTGGATACACGCAGGGTCAGCAGGAGGCTGTGGCGGACTATTTTCTGGCCAGAGGAGAGATAGGCAAATCAGAGCATGCCAGGGCGCTTGGTAGGTTTGGCGTGGTGCCTAGAGTGAGGGCAAAGGCCACTGCGCGGGAGCTGGGTCGTAAGGTAGCCCCCTTGCCGTCCGGTCCAGTGGAGCAGCCTCGCTGTGACCTAACTGGGCCAGAGGCCCGTAAAGTAGCTGCCAAGCTCGAAGAATCTCCCGGATACGTTGTACACACTCAGGCGACCACGCGAGATAGGGACCTGCCTTTCTGGGCGCGACCTCGATCCCCAGGCCCACTGCATTCACTCCAAACCGCCACAGGTCTCCCCCCACGAGGTCCGCAGGGCTCTCCAGGTTCGGGTACCTCTCCAGCCACCACTGGGGCATCCTGGCTTGCCGTCCGAGATATACTGAACGATGGTCCGACCCCACATGCCGAGCCACTACATCATCCGGTACTACACGGGCAGTACGACCAGTGTCGCCACACACCACCAGGTGCCCGCTGTTTAGCATGCCTGTCCGGCAGTACACCCATAGTGCGGCATCGAAGGGGGACTCAAAGCGTTTGGGGTTTTGGTGCCATCGCTTCCATAGACCCGCCCCAGTAGTGTGCACCACAGCAACGATAGGTTGCCGTTTCCTAGGCTTTAGGATACCCTTCCGATAGGCATACCCCCAGTCTGTGATGTCTACCAGAGAGCCCAGCGGCTCCCGACTCTCAAACACCTACTTGGGTGCCTTCATGATGAGCGGAAGTGACTCCTGGGTGATGTAGACTGTCCGAGCCTCATCCTTGAACCCAGGGACACTCAGCCTACGAAGTAGCTTCTGCAGCTTCGAGAGCAAAGCATCATCCATAGGCGTAGGGGTAAGCTTGGTTACGATACTGGCTACCGTGACCAAGCCTCCGAGGATGGTAAGAAGGTCCGTGCCATTGGTAAGAACCCACTGAACAAGTGCTGCGTCCATAAATTTAGTCTCCGTGCTAAATAGTTATTATCTTATTGCTTAGCGGCTTCGAGAGCCGTGACTAGAACTCGAGTGTGCACTGCACCCACGAGGTGACTCTGGAGTTGGCCATTGAACGTGGCCACAAAGCTAACGATCCCAAGCACTTCACCCCAGCGTGTGAATACAGGTCCACCGGAGTTACCAGGACTGGCATCGGCACTGACCTGAAACCAGTCACCGCCTCCGCGCTCACCATCCCTATCTGGGTGGCTTACAATCCCGGTGGCCAGGGAGTACATCATCAGCATGGGGTGTCCGATCGTGACGATGGACTGGCCCGCGTACGGGTAGCCCTCAACGAGCGGTGCATTCTGGTAGGTATTGCCTGGAACAGGGTAGGCTGGCCCCTTGACGAGGACCGCAATGTCATCCTCCTCGTTGCTGTACTTCACCGCGTAGTCGTAGCGATGCGAAAAGCTGCCGCCCTGTACAAGCTCGCTGTGGAAACCCACGAGTACCTCGGTCTCATCCTCAATCTCATCCGCAACGCAGTGGTGTGCCGTAAGTACAAAGTCCTCTACCATTACCCCGGCACACTTCACGGCGTATCGTGTTGTTGTGGGGGAGGTGGGAACGCGGGCAATGATTCCTACCGTGGCATCATACGCCTCTACCAAGCCACTCTCCGGAGGGAAGGGGTAGGCATTGGCCGGGGGTAGGGGGTCCATGGTGGCACATGCACATGAGGTGAAGAACAATAGGGCTAACGTACAGCTATACTTCATGGTTAGTCTTTATTTCTGGCGCATAAGGTGGTCATAAATCTCTTGGGTACGGACCTTGATATCCCGTGTGTCGGACTCGATATTTCTTACTTTCTCTTGTAGGGTGCTAAACTCAGACTTGTGGACAAACATCTCCCGTGCCCAGTCTTCAAGGGAGGTTCTCCACTTGTAGAGTAGGCCAAGTACAATGGCGATTTGGCCAGCCAAGAGCGATACAACTATCTCTGGGGTCACACAGCCTCACTTGACCAGTCAATGACAACTAGTCATTCACAGGTCATTAGATTCGCGTGATACGCATCACTGTGGTGGCCCCCTTGAGGGAGCGGTACTGAATCCAAGTGGCACCGGGCTTCTGGGGCACCACGATGTCCTCGAAGGGATTGGCCTTGACCGTGAGGCGCCGGGGGATGATGTAGACGGCTGCGGTGTGGTCCGTGGTTGTGGCGGGAGCCGTGGTGCTCACCGTAGTGAACAGGAAGTCCAAGCCTGCGGTGGTGCAGTTGGAGGTGGCTGTGACCAGCACCCGGACACGCATCCCTGCAAAGAAGGTAAGGGACATTTTCTGCCACCCTGCGGCGGACACAGTGGTGTCTTGGACACCGTATCCAGGGGCGAAGTTGACTCCCGCGCCACTAGCGGCTACGGGCCTAAAACGACTGTCTGCCATGATTAACTCCTAAGGGACTGATTGGAAGTAGCTTCGGATTGTGAGAGATTTGGGGCACTACGGCGTGAGGGGGAGAGAACAGCACCGGCCTGAGCCGGGGTCTGGTAGTAGTTGGACTGGAGCATGGTGAGCATGTCTCCTGAGGTGGAGGCTTCCGGCACCCCAAAGAAGATGCTTAGCTGCAGGCGGGTTTGGAAAGGAATGCTGCCCTTGTGCTCCACCAGCTCTGTGAGCACGGTAAGGGCTTGTTCAGCGTAGAGGTCTGGCATCACAGTTTTGACCGCGTCTACAGCCTCATGGGTCAGACTACCGTCAACAAGCTTGTCAAGGAGTAGGTGGGGATATTCAAGGGCATTGAAGCGCTGCATGAACGAGGACATCTCGGCACGTGAGACCTGTGCAGCCTTGCCCGTGATGGGATTTCTAGCGCGGGAGGGCATGTGCCCCATGAGGTATGAGACCCCGGTGATCATGCGCTCACGTATCGCGTGCCCAACACCTGGGGAGATGTCATCTGCTGGGGCAGAGGTTCTCTCAATCTCATCAAGAAAGTCCTCGTGGAAGTTGCCCAGCCGCTCCAGGTGGTCTGCAGCTTGGTTGAACTCAACCTCGGTCTGGCGCTTGTCTCCTGCCCCCAGCATCCCGCGAGCCGCAATAAAGGCCACAGCCCTGGAACGAGGAGCTGCAGAGAGTGCGGCTCGTACGCCCGCGGCCTGCCTTTCTGCGGTCGTGGCAGCATTCCGGAGCACGTGAGCGGTGTTGAAGTATCGTTCGAAGGTGGCGTAGGGGGAGGACCTGTAGCGTGCCAAGCGTTTAGCCGCACCCATCGCAAAGGCTGTGAGGGGTCCTCCGATATAGAGTCCTCCTAGCTCTGCTGTGATTCCCGCACCCCCTCCAGGGATGTCCCCGTGCCGAAGGCTTCTGGATAGCTGGTGTGCCATTTTTCCAAAGCGCGCGTCTTTGATTGCAGCGGTGGCGTTCCTAAGCTCGGCCAGCATGGGCTGTGCATTAGGAAAGAATCGGGGGTAGTTTCTGACTGTGTCCTCCACAGCCTTGATTTGGTCCAGGAGCCCCAGTACCTCTTGCTTACCTGCAGGAGTGCCTACCATTCGCAGGGTGGTCTTGGCTCGGGTGCCAATCGAGAGCGGGGTGGCTTCTCTGAACGCACCACCGGCTATTTCTGTGCGTGCCGTAAGGAAGGTACGAAGAGCGTCTCTTCGGTTGGCTTGGGCCGCTGCGATGGGGCCCCACACAGCCTCGTTTCCTAGGAGGTCATTTAGCTGTTCTCGGGTCTCACGGATTGCTACACGCACAGGTTCGCTATGTGCAGCTTGGGCGTGCAGGTGCAGTTGCTTGGAGGTCTCCACCGCGTCCACGTAGAGGCGGGTAAGCTCATCTGCACTGCCTGAGCGGGCTACGGTGGAGGCCCTTCTTGAGAGATGCACATACTGCTGATATATGTCGTCCAGGCTCCGGGTGTCTGGGGCTCGGGCAGCCTGGGTAAGGGGTGTGAGCTGTTCAGAGTGCAGTGCGTCAAGGGGCGTAGCTTTTCCAAGCTCATCCATGGCACTCAGCCCTACCTGGCGCGTGTTGGGATGAAAGTCCCCCAGCTCGGCTACGGACGCAATAGGCGTCACATCCTCTAGTGCAGAGTCCACAGCGCTAAGGGACTTATGGAGTGACATGCCTGCACGGGAGGCGGCTTCATCTACGAACTCAGCCTCGGTGTGCCTCAGTGCAGCTTGGATTTCCGGGTGTGCGGCTAGGCGAGCTACACTCCCACGTCCCGATAGCTCTCCTGAGCGGTCGAGCAGCTTCATCTCAAGTCGGCTGCCGTTGTGGTAGGCCGTGTCCCCAAGCTCCATGGCCTCTGTCAGCTCATCTCGGGTACTGTGTGAGGTGCCCAGGGCACGCAGGCGGTCCTCATTGAGGACTCTGCTACCTGCAGTGCGCCGCATCTTCTTCATCAGGGCACCGAGCCCCCCTGTGGCAAGCTCTACGCTGCCCCCAACGGCACCCCAGAGACCCACATCAGCAAGGAGTTGGTCTGCTACGAGGGTCTTGTTTCTTGCCACTGCATCGGCCACGTCATAAGCTGCTGCACCGAAGGCACCCTCTGCTGCACCGGCTAGCGTACGGGCTGTGAGGCGAGCGGCTGTAGGAGCAATCCCACGAGCAATGAGAGCCGCCTCGACTCCCCGGACCGAGTTGCCCGCACGAGTGGCTAGACCTACGATGCCCCCTGAGTTTTTTGCCACAAGTTGTGCGGCAGAGCTTTCAGCAACTCGGGTGCCCAGGGCAGAGAGACCTCGGGTCACGAGTCCGGGGCCTGCAGCAGAAGCCAAGGCATTGACAACCTGTCCCGCCCCGTACATGCCAGGATTGGACTCGGTCATGCGTTCAAACTGAGGGCTGAGGTCATTTCCGGTAATCGCCCCAGCAGCACGCACACCGATACCTACGAGGGGACCTCCGCCCAAGCCTGCTAGAAAGGCACTGCCCCCCATCTCATCGTACTGAGCCTGGAGCTGGGCTTCCTGTTCAACCTCGGTCAGCCGAGAGTGCCCTGACCTGGATGTGTCTCCAAAGCGCACGCCCTGCTTCACGTAGTCCGTAAAGAGGGACATGGCCTCGGTGCCTGGGATGTCACGGGCTACGGGTCCAGACTCTACTTCAAGGGTGTAAGGTACGGGGCGTGACGGATCGAAGTCCCACTCCCTGCCTGCCTGGCTCTCTGAGACCGCAAAGCGAAGAGCGTTGTTGATGCCCTGCACCCGATGGGTCTCCAGCTCCCCCGCACCATTTGTGCGTTGCAGGGTGTACTGGATAGGGGCGTGGTCAGACTCAGACATTAGCGTACCGTGGCCCTGTGCGTGCCATCAGGGTCTACAGTCACTGGGCCCACTTGAGCCGCACCTGTATTTGTGCGACCTGAGTCCCGCCTACCCGTGGGCTGTGGCGCAGAACCTGCAGCGGCAGCCGCTGTGGCTGTGCGGGAGTTACCCACTCGCAGGGTGCCTCCCTGGGCTTCTACGGTGGACCTAGCCCGGAGTAGGACGTAGTTCTCAAGAGCACTCAGAATCTCTGGCATTGCCCCTGCTCTGAAAGAAAGGGCACTGGGCAGCAGGTGGTCTTGCATGTACTCAATGTCTGATTTTTGCACCGTACCGAGGTTCTGCACCCCCGCAAGAGGGGCGATGAGGGCCTTGACCTTGGTGGAGAACGAGCCGAACATTTCGGAGGCTGCCAGCTCTGCCCAGCTACTGCTTTCTATTTCGCGCCGAAGAACATCGATTTGTTCCTGTGCCACGTTGATTGCGTCCAGGGATGCGTATAGATTCTGTCGGGCCTCCCGGGTGCCTCTATCGTAAGCAGCGGGCATGCTGAGAGAGAAGCGCCCAATCTCTCGGGTTTGGCTGGCACCCAAGACTTCACGGGCCGCCATTCGTTGAGCATCTGTAAGGGGTCGGCCACTCAAGGAGTAGGGCACCGGGCTCCCGTTCCTGAGTAGGACACGTCCATCCACGTGGGACCGCTGCCAATCCACGCCTGGAGGCGGTTCTGGTACCCCCTGTCCGTTGGGTGCGGGGGCAGCAGGCGGGGCTATCTCGGCCGCTGTAATGGGCGCCATAGCATCTGTGGGGGGTGCCCCTGGAGGTGCTGTTGGGGCCATCTGTGGAGGCATGGCCTGAGCTTGCGCTTGGGGGCGGACACGCCGGGACCGTGCTGTGGTGGGCAGGGGAATCGAGACCCGACCCGAGGCCACATCGGTGTTTGCACCGGCCTGGGCTGCGGTCTCCATGGCACCGACTCCGCCTGCGTAGGCTGCGGTGGCATCCCGTGTAAGCTTCTGTTGCACCGCAAGTGCTACGTCTGCTGAGGCTGCGGAGATTCGGTAGCGCCCCTGGTGTTCATTCATCTCGGCTAGGGCAAGCTGCCCCTTCTGCCTAAGTTCTGCAGCGAGCTGGGCACCCTGGTAGATACGGCCCTGAGAGGCATATTGGGAGGTGATTTCCTCGGCGTGGAGGGCGGCCTGCTCAAGCATCATGGCCCGTGTGGCTGCGAGGGCACCTGCACGATTTTGAAACATGTCGAGGTTTTGAGCGATGAGATTGGAGCGCATCTGCACTGCCCGCTGGTCTGCCTCAAGATTGACCTGTTGAGCCTGAATATCGCGGTCAATGGCACCTTCGATGATTCGAGCTGCAGGATTGCCCATGCGAGGATCTACACTTTGTGCTACTGCCCCAAGAGCCATGCTGATGGCACCGAGAACGCGTGCACCGCTTCCCCGGCTGGACCAGAAGTGATCGGGATCGATTTGCCTGTTGCGAAGACTATCCATCTCCTGCCGAACCTGTGCCATGTCCGCCTGAGACATCGCCCAACCCTGCTCCTGCACAGCCTGGTGTTCTAGTGCAGCGGCTGCAGCAACCTCATTGGCTTGAGCCTGTGCCTGCGCAATCTGCGCATCACGTTCCATTTCCACGCGAGCCTGGGCCTCAATGGCGCTTGCCTGGGCTTCCAGTTGCCGCTGGTACTCGTCTTGATACTGTCCCCCTCCGAGGGTGCCTTCAATCTGCACATTGGACTGGGGGCGACCACCGCCCCTAGGAGCCGCAATCGTAGGAGGGGCCATACCCACAGCTTGGCCCGTAGGACCTGCTGTTACCCCTGTGTTACCTTGGGCTGCCAGCTCCTCTGCATCCGGGTCAGGAGGAGGACCCTCTCCAGCCGGAGGAGACTGTTCCCATGCAGCCGCTAGGGCAGAAGCAGGACCTGCAATAGGTGCAGAAGCACCTAGACCACCCATCTGAGCTACAGGCTGCTCCACCTCATAGTTCAGACCACCCGTGGTTAGGTCAGACAGGGATAGGGAAGGTGCTGGGGCAAGAGTCCCCATCTCACCCTTGATAAGGAGTCCACCACCCTCTGAAGGAATACCAGGCATGTTTAGGGGTCCCAATCTTCCGTTAGACCAGAACTAGAGTCTGCACCCCTAGGCTGCCCATAGGTGAAGCCTGCCTGTTGAGAGGAGGACTTTGGTGCAGTAGGTGTGGTGGGCGTGTAGGGGTTCTTGTCGTAGGCTAGAGGTGCAGGCATTGCAGAGTAGTCCGCCTGCTTACCCGCTTCTGAGGACGACTTCAGGGCTGCCTGCGCGGCAGAGACAGGGACAGAGGCACCTCCTGTGGCAATGGCCCCGCCTACCGTGCCTAGGACGTTGGCCCCAAGGCCAATCCAGCGCCACTTCTCCGCATTTGCAGCTTGCTGCTGCTGGAACGCCATCTGAGCATCCGCGATAGCTTTGTTGGTATCAATACCGTAGCGCTGAGTGGCATCGGCTACCCCGCTTTGGTACACACCTGCACCAATCTGGGTGTAGCCCAGGAGAGCCTGCTGGTAGAGCTGCTCAGCACTGGTACGTTGACCCGCAATCGAGGCCAGCATCTGGCCCGCCAGGCTCTCTTTTTCCTTTTGCTCTTGGATGCGTGCAATGGCACCTTGAGCAAATGCACTCTCCATGGTGCGCTCACCACCCATCTGAGCTTCTCTAAGGGCACGCTGCTGGCTGCCGCCCCTGCCACCCATGGCTGCAGCAGCACCTAGCTGGTCTTTGGCTGCTAGAGTGCCCTGCCGATTGAGCATGGCCTCAGCGACTGATGGCCCACCCTTCTTACGGAAGTTTTTCCAGTAGGCATCTTCCTTGTTTAGTTCTGCGTAGAGGCTGGCTCGGGACTTACCTGCAGTGCTGCGACCTTCTGCGATGGCTGCGTCTAGCCGGGCACGTTCGCTGGTGGAGTCACGCTGGGCGAGAAGGTCCTCATAGCCTCCGGGTGAGTTGGTCTTCTTGATGAAGTCTTGGGACTCTTCCTGAGTCTCTGCCCGCCTCTGCATGGGTCCGGTGAAGGCCGGGTCCTGCATGGCCTTTTCCATGTTGAAGACACCATTTTCGGTGTACTTCGCTACGGTTTCAGGACTACGGAGCCACTCCTGGGCTTGGGTCTCATGCGCTGCGGAGTCAGCGTATTGTGCCCTCTGGAGGTCTTCGATTTCTTTGCGCCGAGCCGCTTCTTTTTGTGCACGCGTAGGCATAGTCTAAAACTTCCATTGGGGCTGGAGGTACTTGCGAGGGTCAACAAATGCAGCGTTAGTCACAGGGTTGTTATAACTCGCCGTCACGGGGGAGGGTCCCGGTGTGCCAAAGTTGAAGCCTGCACTTGGGCTGGAGGCTGCCCCAGAGTTTGAGGCTGTGAGCTGACCACCAGGTGCACTCACCCCAGTGCCTTGGTCAGGTGTGCGCTGCGTGAGTAGGGCAGCCGCGGCAATGTTGGGTGAGGTGCCCTGCTGCCGAATGTTTGTGGGCCCCCCAGAGTTGATTTTGGGAGTGTACCGGGTATCTACGCCCCTACTCCCCATGTCCAGCCAATCCTTAGGGGGCACATAGACCGGGGCACCGACTACGGCAGCCTGCATGCGATTGGGGTCCTGTGCAGGAGGGGTGTAGTTGGCACCGCCACCATCCGTTTGATTCGTGGTGCTGCTACTAGCTATACTCCCACTATTCGGATCTTCACCCACAGTGTAGTTGCCCGCGGACTGGTTATATTGCTGGCCACCCCCATTGGTCTGGTTCGTGGTGCTGCTACTGGGGATGCTCCCACTGTTGGGGTCCTCACCCACCGTGTAGTTGGTTGGGGTTGGGGCCACCGCGGTGACCGGGGTCGTAGCCTGAAGGGGCTTTGGTGGCTTTGTATAGTCCTTGCTGGCCTTTATAATAGCGCTTGTATAGAGGTCACTTTTGTTCTTATACGCGGCATATGGGCTGTAAAAGGGCATACCTATCCTCGTGTTCCTAGTGCCCGGTAGGGGTACAGGTTGGGTCTTAGGCCCACTTCAAACGTAAGGGCATAGAGCTTCAGCCAGCCCGCGCTGGCAGCTAAGTCCTTACCCTTAATCGCAACCTTGATACTCGTGAACTTTCGCCTAGCTGGCACCACAGCGTAGTTGAAGTCTCTTAGCACATTTCGTGCCGAAAGTCCAGTGAGAGTGTAAGTTTCCACATATGTGGTAGTATTGTCAAAATAGAGCTTCATCTCGAAGGTGCCCCCTACGTGGGTGTAGGTAGGGGAGGCGTAGGTCGCTGTTGTGGGGAAGGCTTGGCGTGTGGCCTGGATACCTACCTTATAGCATCGGGCAAAGCCCCCAATGTTCCCGAGGTGTAGCCAGCCTGTCTCAATGAGGGCTGAGGCTGTTTGATAGGTGGACCCCACGATGTTGGAGGGGGGGTTCCCGATGGCGTTGGAGGCTCTCCCGAAGGTGTAGGTGGTGGCTGTGGCGGAGGAGCCCCTACGGAAGTGCACCCGACCATCCTTGGTGTACATCTCAGAGATGGATGTGGTGGAGATAGCGGTGCTGCCTGAGCCTGGGCGGAGGCACCAGGTGAACCACACATTGCGTGCGTAGTCCCAGACCAAGTCATTGACTTGCCGGTCGGTCTCTGGGTCGAGACGAAGCTTGATGCCTACGTGGAACTGCTTCCGCTCAAGGTCGAGTGCTACACCGACCACTGTGGTGGTGACTCCACCGGCTGTGGGAGTGAAGAACCTACGGATAGGCTCGCCCACGTTGTGAAGCTGGAGGTTGCGGTCGAGGAGGTAGAAGCCTGCGGGACCCTGGAAGAGAACACCCATCTCGGTAGCGAGGACTGACTTGGAGTTTTCACAGCCTGCGGTGTTGGGTAGGGGTAGGGGACCCGTGAAGGCACCCCCAGTGCCCAAGTTGTTGGGACCTTCTCCGTAGATGTAGAAGACACCGGCCTTTTTGAAGGCGATGATTTTATCATCGATGGCGGCTAGGGCTGTGAACGGACCTTCCCCATCCACACCGAAGATTTGTCCGATGGTGGACCATTCGGGGGACTGCCCAGAGGAAACGTACTTGGAGAACCAAATCTCGGTGGGGTCTTCTGCGCTGATGCCCCAGAGGCGGCCTTTGGCTGCGATGAGGTGTCTAAAGGAAGGTGGTGTGGTAGGGACTAGGTCACCACCCTCGGCATAGAGGGGCTCTGTGTTGAGGGTGTTGTTTTTTATAACAATGCGCCTAAGACCCCCTCCGCAAGGCACATCCAGCACGTTGCTGCCGGAGTTTGCAATCACACCCCGGCGGTAGAGGCCGGTCTTGCCAGCTACCGTGCGGTAGATTGTAGTTTTGACCCCAGAGCGAACTTTGCGATTCCAAAGCCCTACGTGATAGTTGGGGTCGGTCACATACACGTGCATCCCCGTGTTTGTGGCGAGGTTGGTTACGGACCCATAGGTCACATAACTGGGGCGGCTTCGATGCACCCTCCCGAGCCCATCCCCGTACTCGTAGACAGCCTTGAAGCCATACGATGTGGTCTGGGTGCCACTCGTGTGGACATCGTAGATAGAGGGGGCATAGTACATGGGGGACTCTGAGAGTTCCCCGCGAACGTCTTGTAGCAAGACCCCGCTCGCAATCAGGTCCACATCATTCATGTCCACGAGGGGCATGGACTGGTAGTCCGCAGCCCAGACTCGGTTGAGGTCTACGCCATCCACCGCGGCATACTTACCCACGGGGGAAGCGACTACCGTGCGATCTCCATACCTATCCTTGATTTCTCGGAAACCCACACTGTCCTTGACCAAGCGCTTACTAAGCGAGCACCATAGGGCACTTGAGACTGTGGCGGGTGTGGCGGTTACTGTGGTGCTTAGCTCAATCGGGAAGACTGCACCTCGGGTGCCCCCAGCCACATCGGTTGCGAACTTGGCAATGGGCTTGAAGTTGAAGTTGGAGAGACCGTTACCCGTGGTGGTGGACTTCCCCATGTTGGGCACCTTGGGACCAAGTACCCCTGTGCCGTAGGTTATGCCGCGTTGTACCCGCACGAGCCAGGAGTGGTCCGAGCTACGGTCGGCTCCTGCACCCACATATTGAAGGGCCATGACGGGGCCCCACTTCCCCGTACGCATGGGCTTTGAGAGGATGCGGTGGTGGTAAATAAACCCGCTCGTGGTTTGGAGAGTGGCGTCTGTGGCGAAAACGGTGGCCACATGCGTATACATCATGGGGTTGCCTGAGAAGGTGCCCGCAAACGAGGCTGCAGCGAGAACAGCGGAGGATGTGGCCTCTCCGATGGTTACGTTCATGCACTGGCTGTAGACCTTGCCTCCGGAGCTCGCTGCGGTTGCTACAAGGGTGGGCCCGCTAAGCTGGGTCAGGGAGGCGCCAAGTCTCCAAACCCGCATCTTGGGAGCTGCACCGCCTGCTGAGGAGACCGTGGCCACATAGATATTTCCGGTGCCACTGTGCCGGCATATCGCCACCTTAGAACAAGTGGCCGTTGCTAGGAGCGTGGTAGTCCCTAGCCTCTTGCCCACGCTATTGAACCACCCCACCCGGCACCCTGCGCCCGCGGCACCCCCTCCGTTTGCAGGGTCTGCCACAACCACATAGAACCCCGTGGTGGTGTTTACACCCGCGTGCCCTGCATTGCAGGCATCCCAAAGACAGGTTGACCCCGAGGTTGAGCCACTCGCGTCAAAGGGCTCTATCTCCAAGGTCGTGGCTGTCCCGCTTGGGTAGGGGAGCATCCTGATAGAGCCCTGGTCAGGAGGACTGCCCACCAAGACACACACCCGGTTGAGACCTGCTTGGGGTATTGCCCGGACCCCGGTGCCATTTGAAATCGTAGCCGCAAAGCTCGCCAGACCTGCGTTGGCGTAGCTTGTGGTGGCAGCACCAAGATTCGTGGTGGAGAAGACCCCGATAAAGGGTCCTGAGATGGTGGAGCCCACACCTGTTCGGGCACTGAACACCACGGTCAGCCTTGTGCCCTGACGACACGAGGCCACCTCCAAGGTGTCATCTACAGAACCCGCCAGTGCAAAGGTGGAGATTGTAACTCCCTCGGGGGCACCTGCAGCGGCTGTGGTTGTGATCGACCTACGGCTCGCAGCCACAGTGACACTCGGCTGAATGACTAGGGCACCGTCCTGGTAAAGGTGCAGGTTATCCACCACATTGAAGAGGGGTGCAGGGAGCACCTCTGTGGCGGTCTTACTCTGCATCCCTGTGGCAAGGGGGATGGAGATAATCTGGCGCTGAAGTGCCACTAGTTTACCACCATGAAGTAGGTGACTGTAGCCGCTGTGCTCGTGATGAGCGTGATGTACTTGTCCTTGCCCGTGGCCGGGGTGGCGTAGATGTAGCGATTATATCCCGCAGGATTGGTGTAAGAGACCTGCATGGTCTCCCACGGGCGGGCCATCCGATGTGCCACAAGATAGGAGGTGGTGGCGTTGGAGGCGAGCGCAATGGAGGTGCCATTGAGTCCTCGCCCTGTGACCACGGAGTGGATGCTATCCGCAAGCGCCCCACCCGAGAATCCCCCCTGCACCGGGTTGGTGTTGTTTCCCGAGGTGTTATTCCCGGAGCTGACATTTGCTGCGGGGGGACCTGGCTTAGGTGCAGGTTTGGCTGGGGCCGCTTCAGGGTCTACGTAGTTGGTGTATTTGGGCGGTTGGGCCGTAGGTGCCCCCTCAAGGACAAACCCACCTGGAGCGGGCTTGACCTGGGGCAGTAGCTCAATCCTTGGGGGCTTCGTGGGAGGCTGGGCTACGCCCACAATGGCACCTTTGGCTGCGGGCGAGTTGCTCAGGTGGGTGGGTGTGGTCTTGGCTGAGGGAATGCTCTTGGTGGCTACGGGTGCCTTGAACGTGGTCGGTCCCGTAAAGGACTGGGTGGGCTTTGCTTTTGGCTTTGCACGCGCATCGATGAGAATGTTCGTGTTCCTGCGGGCATTTGTGGTGATGCGGCCCATTAGTCCCCATCATAGAACCGGTTGGTGTCGTTGACCTGCTCAGGGCTACCTAGGTCCTTGTTATCTGAGCTGAGGAGGATGGTGCGCTCCAACCTTGCCTTGCGCATGAGCAGGTGTTGTGTGTCCTGCTCATCTCGCTCCAGCACCTTGGCTGCGGAGTCGACTACAATAAACTCATCCCACAGTGGTGGCAGGATGAACTTGGTGACTGTAGAGATATCTTGTTCTGGCACAAACCACACACGGTATCTAAACGCCTGACTTGGACTAGGAACAAATCGGAGATAGGTTCGCTGGGCGATGTAGGTGGTGCTTGTGTTGAGGGGTCGACTGAATACGTGGTATCGGACACCGGGAGATACATTTGGAGATGCTTCAGGAGACTCTGCACCGGCATTCCTATCTGCCCATGTAGCGGGCGTTGCGGGGTACCATTGGTCTGCGCTGAAGGACACATCCACACCTTTGATGATGGAGATGTGGCTTGTGGAGACACCGGAGCCTGCTGTGATGAGGTAGGTCGCGGTGCCAGCGGTGACAGCTGCGGATACGGTGCATTGAAGGAACCAATCCACCCCACCGCCATCCAACTGAACGTTGGTTTGCAACTCTTGCAAGGAGTTGGTGAGGTACTGTTGTACCTCGGCGGTGGAGGTGGCGTTGGTATGGTTGACAACATCCGCCATCCGGCGGACCCGGAGGACCAAACTGGATAGCGAGTGTTGAGCTGCCATTTACTTGACCGTGCTATTTCGGCACAGAACAATAAAGCGGATTGTCCCAGCCGTGATCGTTGTGGTGTTTGTGTCAGTGAAGGTCAGCGTGGCTGTGGCTTTCGGGGTGGCCACTCCTGCCGATACAGGAATGCGTTGAATAACCACGCTATTCCCAGCCCCCACAGTATCCTGTGCCACTGTGGTAGACCTGGCAACAAAGGCCGTGAAAGAGATTGTGCTTGTGGTTAGTTGCCCGACTGTTGTTACCGTGGCCCCTGTGGTCCCATTCTTGATCACGGGCCGATAGATTACGAAGTTTGTGCCGTTGGTGGCCACGTTAGCCGTTGCTACGATCTTTATGGATTGGATCGTGGCCGTCCTAGGCAGGGTGCCCAGGACAAAGTAGGTGGCTGTGGCCATCAACGCCGTGAGGCTTGGCATATCAACAGAGAGGGCGTTGGAGGCGCCCCCGATAGCCAACTGAAAGTTACACTTTTTGGTTGCCTGATCGGTGTTCGTGAGGTGCATGCGGCGGTTGGTATAGTTACCATCCTCCAGCGTAGCCTGTGCCATAAGTATCTGATTATACTTGTCTGCCAGCGTTAGCACGTACTCTCCTCCGGAGTACGTCATGGTACAACCTACGAGTTCCTTGGAGGCCGTGGGATCATAGTGTCCGGAACTAGAGACCGTAATAAAGCCAGAGAGTAGGACTAGGCCATGATTAGCGGCGCGTGCGGTATGAAAGATTCGATTTGCCATGATCTTCTTTTGCCTTTGATAGGGGATCTAGAGAGGGGCAGAGCCCGAGGGTTACCCCTCTCTAGACGGTTAGGATAAGTTAGACGTCAAGACTCACGCGTGCGTTGCTACCGGGGGCGTAGCAAACCAGGTTACCGTAGTAACCGCAGCGAACCTCAACCGAGTCCGTTCCACTGTTCCGAAGAACGCGGAGACCATCGGTCTGGATGATACGAGGGGCAGCACCGATGCTGTGCAGCTTCCACGTGTCAAGGTCGAGGAGATAGGCGACACCCTTGGGGCAGTTATGGTCAGGAACCACTGTGATGGCGCCTGCTGCGGTCCACATTTGCACCGAATCGAAAGAGATGTTGGCGTCATGCGCCTTGACCGAGTCAAACCGCTTACGGTCCGAAAGGGTCTTGCACAGGTCACCCATATGCTCCGGGTTCATGAAGGCATGCTTTGGAGAAGCACCCTCACGCTGTGTGAAGACAGCAGCCTTGATAAGCGCCTCCTCCACAGTCTGGCCCGTGCCATCTACACGGATACCCGCGAGACGGGTGGAATCCACCGACCGGGTAACACCGAACCAGGAGCCCGTGGGTGCGGTGGCTGGGAGCCAACCCGCCAAACCTGCCAGCTTCAGCAGCGAAGCAGGACCACCCGAGCGGTCACCGTGCTGGTGAATGTGGGCACCTGCGTTACCCGCCGTGTACGTACCCGAGGCAACCTGGAAGGTGCCTGCGTTACGGTCCACCGAAGTAATCGTGAGCTTGCTGTGCGAGGCGGAGCTCTTGTACTCCGTGGTCGTAAGCTCAACCGACATGCCAACCTCAAAGTTGACGATGTCAGCTACGCTGCAGAGTGTAACGATTGCGCTCGACACCGAGGAGATGCGCCCGCGCGAACCTGAGCCCGAACGATAAACGTCCGAGGCAAGGTCCCGCGTAAGCGAGTGCATGGCGCGATCGATTTCAGACGTAGCCGCCCGAAGGAACGCAGCACCATCGCCCTGCGAAGCAAGGAGGGTCTCGTTGTCAATGTCCGCACGTGCGTAGTTCTTCACACGCGTGACAACAAAGTCATCGTAGCTAGACGAGAACTTGTTGCTACCCGCGGATGTGAACGTGGCACTTCGGCCCTGCACTGCACCGTAGTTCACGGGAACAGTGATGTTCTTGCCCCAGCCGCTCTCATCCTTGGGGAGCATGGCGAGGAGGGGGTTATTCTTATAGGACATGAGCTTCAAAGCCATGTCCGGATACCGCACCTTCAGTGCAGCATCGAAAGAGGTCATATTGATAATGGCAGCCATTTAGTTAGTCCTTTTCTTCAAAGCGAAGTAGTTGCACCGCCATCTTTTCGAGACTGTCTTTCGAGTAGTCTCCGAAGGAGGGTGTGGGTGCGGGTTGTGATTGCAGGAGATTCGAGAGGGTTACGGGGGTCTTCGTTGCTTGAGGGGGTGGCGTCACGTGACCTCTCGCTTTTGCGAGCTTTTCAAATAGTTCGGCAACCTGTTTTTCTACTTCGCTTGCTGCCTCGTCTTCGCTGATGACGGTGCCATCGGCCTGGTAGCGTTCGCGGATCTTCTCAAAAACGAGATTCTCCACACCCGCCGCCTGCACCAAAGGAAACTTAGAGTTACCTTCCGATGTCTTGGCCTCGGTCACATATCGAGTCACATTCTTCCCCGCCTCCTCGTACATGGAGCGGGTTCTCGCCTCTTCCTCACGGCGTTGCGCCTCCTCTAGGCGCTGAGCGAGTTCTGATACCTGCTTCTCGAGTCGATATACTGGATTCGTGGTCTGACCCTCGCTGACCCTTTTCATCAGGTCATCGCTGGACATCCCAAGATGGTCCAAAACTTCCATGGGGTTCTTGGAGCGCGCAGCTTCCAAAGACTCCGCCCATTTCACCTTCTTCTCAGAGGCCCTTAGCCGCGTTTCCGCTTCCCGGACCTGCTTTTCTCGGTCCATGAGGAGCTTGAGCTGGCTTGCTTGGCTGGCACTAAAAGGCCCGGGTTGCTGTGGTGCACTCGGAGCTGCGGGCGCTGCTTGAGGGGCGGCAACTGGGGCACCTTGGGCTGGGGCATTCGGGGCGGTACTACTTTCGGGATTCACGTGTTGACTCCTAAGTCACTACACCGTCAGTGGGCATCACTGCGGTCGGAGAGGCCCCAGTAGGGCCGGGTGGGGGTGGAGCGCCGGGCATGGGCTGCGGTGAAGCATTCATCGCCTCCATCTCCATGCGCTTTTGCAGTTCGCGAATCCCGGACATATGCTGTCTCAGGAGTTCGAGATTCTCTTCCGGCACACCATCTACAACGCCACGGTTGTAAGCGGCCTGGACTTTCTTGAGAGACAGTTGTAGGTCCCCAAAAGGCTCGGGGGCCTCGTAGACCCCCTCATCCAACATCAACTCGATGACGCGATCGATATTATCGTTGACCGCTTGCTCAAGGCTCAGCTCAGCGTCCATGTCCGGGAAGTTGAGCAGGCGCTTGGCCTCTGTGGGTCCAAGCATGCCGCCAGCTACCATCTGCTCTACAAAGGCAAGGCGACCTGAGGGCGTGGTTGGAAGGCTGGAGGCAGGAAAGACCTGGAGGACATAGGAGTCCTTGTCCATGTCAACATCTTTCCACTTGACCTCTGCAATGGTATTTTTGTCTTTTTGTGCGACAACACTGTACTTCGGGTTGCGCTGTGAGATAGACTTCCCCTCCTCAATAAACAGAGAGGTAGCCTCCATGAACAAGTCTTCGTATGCCTTGCTTACCAGCGCGAATCGCTCGGATTCGATATCATGATACTCCCGAAGGGCGACTCCCGACTCGAGACCAGCGGGCTTGTTTCCGGTAGCGGACATGCGGCTGACACCGGAGATTTCAAACGCCTTGGAGTAAAGGCGCTCGATGTGCATGAAAATCTCGGGGTTGATGGTCTGAGGCGCCACTACTACCGGGCGCTGACCCGTGTACTTGTAGACACTACCGATTTCGTTGTTAATCTGCGCTGTCTTGACCTGACTCCCGGACTCGACCCACACCTGTGGCGCAGACAAGAGGTGAAACGCCTTTTGCACCTTCTGAAGCAGACGATTGATCTCTACTTGGATGCCCACGAGCTCATCACAGAGCCCGAGCCCCCAAAATCCCCGAAGAGACTCAGTCCAGCGAATGAACACGAAGGGGAAATGGTCGCGGACCCAATCCTCCTCGTAAAGCGTGTCCCCATCGATGCAAATGCAGTGCTTGCCATCCGTGGCACCAGGTCCTGAGGGTAAATGCCAACCCTCTACGACCTCGACCATCTCGGCCAAGGATTCGAGGCCATAATCGCCCTCCTCTGCGCCATCTGGGGGTTTGGCGGTTTCAATAGCTTTCGCGCAAGCTGGAAAAAGCTCCGCAAGGACCGTTTTTGAGATGTACTTGCGCTGAAACATCTGCCGGGGCTTGCCGTAAAGCCCCTCTGCATGGTCTACAAAGACCTCACCTGGGAAAACACGCTCCGCACAGATGGTCTCACCCTCAGAAAAGACCTTGAGGATGCCCGTACCCTGTACACAGGCCTCTACAAGTGCCATCTGGGCACTCCGAGCGAGCCCGGAGGAGTGAAACTGGGCATCTGTCCATTGCTGAAGCAGCTTGGCCTTCCTGCGAAGGGTGAAGTTGCCCCCAGTGGTCAGGAATCGGGGCCTCGGTGCGTGCTTCCCGATGCGTGCTGCCACTGTATCAATAGCGGCCTTGATCACGTTCAGCGTGACCCGCTCCTGATTGAGGGTCTTGTGATAGGTCCCTGGGCCAAAGCCCAAGATGTTCTGGTTTCCGTAGAGCCGAAGGTTCTTGCGAAGACCCTCTAGGCGAGCATCATCCCGGGTACGGATGTGGTTGAACGCGTTATAGACCTCCTTGTGAGGCTCTTTCTTCAACCACCACTTGTAGTTCGGATTCTGCACTACTCCGCGCTATAGTAGAGGTCTAGTTCCGAGGGTTTAGAGGGGGCTTCCTCTTGGGGAGAGGCAAAGGTAGCCTTCAAATCCCCAATCTCTACGTGGATAGCCCCCCGCTTTCGCAGGTCATCTACCAGAGAAAGGAGTTCCTCGGGAGACCGCACCTACTAACGTGCCCCTTGTACATCTGTACAACAGGTGCTATAGTACGTGCAGACTTCGGACACAGCGTTCCGGGGGACTGCAGACAAGCCCTAGGAGGGTGCCCCAGACTCCTAGGGCTTTGTCATTTCTAAAGCCTTGTGGTAGAGTGGCCTTGGATCGTTTAGGCGGTCGGTCCTCACCAGGCCCGAATGCCGGTCCGCAACCGTGTGTTTGCTGCGTACGCAGTCGAACCTAGGGCCTGGTGGGGATTTAAAATCCCTCAGGGTCTTCCGGTTGTGGGTTGGTATCCCACCACTGCGCTGAGTCCCGCACCTTGGCGGACTCGATGACCTCATCCCACATCTTCTCCTCCTCGGCTGCAAAGGCCTCGGTGGTGCCCTCCTTGGGGGCATTCTTCTCCCAGTCGCCTGAGTGGTGGTGACACTCTCTCCAGGCGTAGAGCAGGGCATCGCAGAGGTGGTTATCGTAGGCGGGGTCTTCCTTCATCCCACCCCGCTCCCGGAACTTCTCATCCCACTGGAGCTGCTGAAGCTCTTGAAGGAGTGTCCCGTTGGTCTCGGTGCTGATGATGAGCGTACCCGTGCGTAGGTCCGAGTTCAGCATCTGGATGTAGGCGTACTTGTCTGTCTTCTCCGCTGCTTTGGCAATGAGCCCGAACTTGAGCTTCAGTTCTTCAACGTAGCCTTTACCGAAGCCACCCGAGTCTGCCACAATACTTTCAATAGGATACCTACGCATGAGGCCCTCGACCCGAGCGGCAACAGCGGAGGAAATGAGCCCCTCTTCTTTGTAGCTCTCGACCACGTAAACCTTGCCTAGGTATACGCTATAGGCAATCACCACGAAGGCTGTGGGGTCATTGAACCCAAGGTCGATACCCAGGAGGTACTGCCAGTCCGCTGCTATCTCTTTGTTCCACTGGGGCACCGCGTTGATGCGGGGGTTGAACTCATAGACCAGGCCCTCCGCATCCCGTACCCACTGGCCTAGGTACTCCCTACGGTAAGCGGGGTGAGCTACTGTCCAGCCCCTCCTCCTACGGAGGTCGGCTAGCTGGCCCACAGGGTCTGGGAGGTGGGGGTTATCGGTAAAGACCCACCCATGCACCGACCATCCGGGGGTCTTGCCGGTAATCATCTCATGGAAAGGACCCGCACAGGATGCATTTGGGGTGCCACCCATGAGGATTTGGGAGTCAATGTAGTCCATGGTGGCAGGTTCAATGACCTGCTCCAGCATGTAGGCCATAAGGTCCTCAGGAAAGTTCTGAGCCTCGTCTATGCCTACGATGGGAAACTTCTTACCGCGAAGCTTCTCGACCTCGCGCATATTGTTGGCACCGCGGAGGAAGATACGGCTGCCATTGGGGAAGCAAACATCTCCGTTGTTCTGCCGGAACCTGAGCCCCAGGTCGTACCGCTGGTTCAGCTCGATAAGCGGGGGGTGTAAGATGTCTTTGGCATCCTCACGCGTCCGAGTGATGTAGGGGATGAGGCTGTGGGGCTTCTCGATGGCTACTTGTGCCAAGCGGAAGGCCATGGCGTAGGACTTCCCCGCACGGCGGGAGCAGCAGGCAGCTACAAGCTTGTTACGGTCGGCTGCGAAGTTTCGCTGCTGAGCGAACAGGGCTGTTTGCGGGTCGAGGGCTTTCTTTCGCTGCTGCCGGCTGACTATTTCCTGCAGTAATCTCTTTGACTTGCTGTTCTGGTCCATTGATCATCCAAGCTACGTTGTGCCAGGGCACAAAGACCCGCTGCCCATTGAGGTGCCCCAGATAGAGCCCTGTGGCGGTGAGGGTGATGCTCAGCTCGGGTGAGGCCCGGTAGATGGCCTTGAAGGCATAGGCCCCTGAGACATGGCGCTCTACGTTGGGCACCTCTTCAAAGAAGCCGACTGATTCAACGGGCTGGGGCATCACGGTCCTCAAAAACTAGGTAGGGGTTGTAGATAATGCGATGGGTCTTGAGCATCTCAAGCTTGGGACACAGAAGGGACTTGTGGGTATAGAATACTGCCCCAGGGGGATGTCCCTTACCGGTGGTAAAGGCCTCGATGAAGGCAGCTAAGAGCTTCTTGGCTAGGCCCCAACGCCTGAAGGGTGCCTTGGTGTACATGAAGTGCATCACTAGGGCATCATCGATGATTTCAGCGCAGCCCCAAGCCATAATCTGGTTGAGGTCCTCAGCGTTGCAGGCCACGAAGACCATGCTCTTAGGCAGGAGGCGCTCAAGAATGCGATGGTGTTGGTGGTAGTAGGTGTTGTTGGGGACGCCGCGGACAAAGGGTGCATCGCGGAAGTTCCTTAGCCAAGAGGATGTGATGAGAGGTACGTCAGGCTTAGCCGCTGGACGTATCGTTACGGGCAGCGTTGACACTGGCCTCCTCCTGTGCCTGTGCGGCCTGGAGTTCTCTGAGCTGTTCGGTGAGGATGCGCTTATGGGCCTCCATCTTGCAGTGAATCCAGGGGGGTTTGCGCCCCAGTTCTTTGGTAGCGGCCCTGCGTATCTCCCGTGCCAAGCTGTTGCGCCTGGCGCGCAACATGCCTCGACCGGAGCCGGAATGTCTGGCGAGGTATCTGGGGCCTAGGTAGGGGTGCCCATCCTCTTCCTCGTATTTGGCTACGAGTTCGCGGTCGTAGTCTGTGCTAGGCTGAGTGCTTTGGACCTTCATCCGGCCGTGTACGAGGGTGTGTGTTGAATCGTACAGTGGGATCTCTCTCTGTTCTCGCTTTGACATTCTTCACTCTCCGGGGCATGGGCTTACATGCCCCAGGCTCCACATGATTCATCCGAACCGCATAGGTCACACACGCATCACACAGCGGCACCACAACGTTGCCCTGCAAGGCGAAGTGGTCTGCCTGCTTCACATGATGCCGGTCCCTGGCTATCCCGTAACAGAACATCAGTCCTGCCCCTCAGGTTCCCCAGGTCCTAGCTCAGCCAATGCAGCCCTTGCTGCGATTGCTAGCTCCGCATCGCTCATACTAGAGGGGTCGTTGTCCTTGTCCTGGTCCCGCTCCTCTTTGGCCAAGCGAGTCAAAACCTCGGCATACTTTGAGAACTGCAAAGCCTCCCTAGCCTCCAGCTGCTCCCCACGGTCTACCTTCTCCTGAAGCAGCCGAAGCTCACCCTCAAGGATGTAGTAGCTCCGGGCCATGAGTACCCCAATATGGGGCCTCTTCTTGTACTCCAAGGGCCTACGTGTAGTATCAAGTGGTTTAGTAACTACACTGGTAGTGCCAGTTAGCTCTTCCAGGACATCAGGCTGGGGCCGTTTGAGTTTCATTCTGCCCCTAGGGAATACTCGATATTCCAACAAAGCCGCTCATCTATGACACGCCTGGCTGCGGTATAGGCCCGGATGGCCTTCTGCATGGTGGGCCCCATGGAAGCCACATCACCCTCGTGCCAAGCGGGATGTTTGAGTACCTGCGCGTATTTCTTTCGCAGCAGCTCCCGGATACCATCCCGCTTATCAAAAAAGCTTCCAAAGAAAGTGCCTCCTGCCAAGGAGTTACACTCTACGCAGGCAGGCACAGTCCAGGTGGGCAGGTCCAGGTGCTTCGGAATGACGTGCTCAACCTCCGCCGAAGCCTCCCCGCAGTAGGTGCACATTCCCCACTCCCTGGCCAAGGTCACGGCCGCTCCCAACGACAGCTTGTCACGGCGTACGATATCAGCTACGATACACCTAACGCACCAAAGTTCTTGCCGGAAGGATTTGAGCTGGGAGCCCTTCAGGCCACACTCGCTACAAACCAACGCAGCCTTTCTCGTGTTAGACATCTAAATCGATCCTGGGGCATCCTAGGGCCCCTAGCGGCCATCCTGGTGAGCATCACGAACCCCCAAAACAGTATCGGGCAGGAGGACCCTTCGCTTGAACCATCGGTTGGAATCGTAATCGGCTTACCAAGTGTTCAGTAGTCCACTCCCAAGGCTGCTTATGACAATATAGATAATGTATAAGACCTAAGACAAGACCTAGTACATTATACTTACCCCAATAGCCTTTATTAGGTAACTACTACACTGATACTATACCTAAGACATAGTACATGTACATTGTACTATAGGCTTCATGCACTTAAGAGGCGGTGCAGTAGGGTATAATACCTGGTGCCAAGAGTGGTTCTTATTATACCTTGGGTGTAGGTGCATGTGGGATAGAAGTCTGGAGATGCCCCAGGAGTAGGTTGGTATTCACTCTCTCTAGATTTTCTCCCACAAGGGGGTTACCCCCGGGGTGGGGGTCTAGTACCCCATAGGTGAGGTCTCTAGACCACTGAACAGATGTAGTGGGGTCTGTAGACACCAGCTAGATGGGGACAGTTGACCCCAGATCAAGCATGATACTGCCCCAGGTATGAAAAAAGCCACCTGAGTGGCATGGATTTTGCATTGCAATTCTTCACTTGATAACCTTTGCTGATTTCAGCATCCTATCCCTTTCCGCAGTGATACTGTAGTTCACTGTAGTATGAGGTAGGTCAAGCTTTTTAGCTATCTGTCGAAGGCTTTTACCTTCGGCATGTAGCTGCCACATTTTACGTCTGGCTCTGCTTACATTTCGTGTCCATTGTTCAGCGAGCCTGTAATATTCTTCTGTAGCTGGATCGTAGTGCCTAAGCCTAGTGCTTGAGTTCCCTTGCACGAAACCATCAGGGATACAAGAGTCCTGCCCATAGTCCTCAATGTCAATGAAGCCTTTGGCCTTGAGCTTGGCATTCCATCGCCTCAGTTGCTTTAGGAAGGCTGGGGAGTAAGTACCACGGCCTGTGTGCTCTCTCCCTTTGGCACCGAATGGCGCTTTGCCAATGGGTGCATAGTTAGGAGAAGCCTTTGTTACAGTGACCATATATGACCATACATGTATCGTCACATAGGGTCATTGGCTTGAGCTGCTGTGACAGCCTGGCACACATAACTGACAGGAATGTCATAGTGCCATTTGAAATAGTGTGTAGTTACAGAGTTGAGTAGTTCTATAAAGGGCTGGCATAAGGGGTGCATTAGAGGGAGACATGACAAGCACACAAAAACCAAGAGTTTACGTCTACATGGTCGATGTCAACGGTCATACCTATAGGTATAGGACCTTCGCGGAGGCGCAGGAGGCAGCCAACTCGTGCGGTGCGCGTGTGTTTTCTTTCCGCATACCGGCGGCAGAAGCTAGCGCCGCGGAATCCTTGGGGTCCCCATTATCCGGGAGCCGGGATAATGAACAGGATCAAGCACCGGAGTTCGAGTGCTGCCCCGAGTGCGGCTAGGGGCAGATTGCGCCATGTTGTCACACCACTGGGTGTGCAAACCCCCAAGAAAAGCTATAGAACTAGGTAAATACCTAATAGTATAGCTTGGCACTAGGGTTGCTATAGTAAGACAATGAAAGGCGGTAGCAAATGACAAAGACAATCACGGTTTGGGAGGTTAGTTACCATGTCTCGGATGACTCCCCCTCGGCTCACGGTGGCGCGGGAGGAGATGGTGGTTTCACCGCACGCTTCAGGGATGAAGCTAAGGCAAAAGCTTTTGCCCTAACTGTGGAATACTATGGAAACCCTGCAAAAGCATTGCCTTACGAGGCTTCCCGTGCATTGGCACGTAGGTGGGGCGTATGAGTTGCTTTATGTGTTCTGATGAGACCCTGCTAGCACTGGCACTAGATGCCTCCAGGCTTCACGGGGCACGCCACGACTTTGAACTAATACAAGCGCATGTGCTTACACTCTACGCGGCTAACCTACAGGCTGTGAACGAGCGTTACAGCAAGAATCCCACCGAGAGCAATCCGCCCCAGGTCACCTGGAACCTACCCAACCTAACCCCCGTGGCACGACTCAAGGCTGCTGATTGCTTTGAGTACCAAGCCAGCGATTGGTCTGGGTACGAGGGTTCAGAGGCTCAAAAGCTAGTCCGGCTGGCACGCAAGCATGCTGCGGTGTGTCTCCCTGGCTATGATGAGGCACCTTGGCGATGACTGAATCAGGGGAATACATGCTCGATGTGGGAAACTGTGAAGCCATATGGGTCGAATGTGCCCGGTGTGGTAAGAATAGGGATTCTGCCGACCTCCCCACGTCCTGGCTTCTAATCGATAACTGTTATTACATCGAGGTCAAGGACCTACAGTACGCCCTGTGTACATCCTGTGCTAAGGCGTTTCATGCGTGGGTGAAGGACACCCGCATCACCTTATCACCACGGGCACGGAGGCGGAAGTGATACGCTACTTATTGGAACTCACCTTGAACGGTAAAACCGTGCACCGCAGAGCATGCACGGACCGCTTCGACCTAAACCACGTTGCCTACAATCTAGGCCGTAACACAGGGCTAGGGCTATCCTGCACTCTCTATGACTTTGACAGGCCTGGTAACGTAGCATCCGCACACGATACACAGATGGCCCTTGAAGCCTATGTGAGCGGACAACAGGATGCCCACCTAAGCGAAACCCGAGAGGTGGAACCATGATCCCATATAACTCACTGCCCGTTAAGCTCCCCGCTAGGCTTGAGCCCTTCGGGGGTATCGGGTGGACGATGTTTGGCTTTGCGGATGTAGGCTCCCGCGATGCGTGGATGATAGCAAACCCACAAGCTCGAATGCCTTGCTGGAAGCGCATTGAAGCAAAAAGGCTCCTACCGTGACCGCTGATAGCCCCCGAGTAGCCGACTACGAGGTCTGGGGTGGATACGTAGCCACCCTAGGTGGGACGGTTGGAAAGGTCAGGCGCCAGTTCCTGAATGAGAACGGGGAACGCTGCGTGTTGATTGTGTGGGGGCCACTCAACTGGATTACTGCGGTGCGGGCGTCCGAGTGCACGCCGCTCATTGCCACCGAGGCATATTACGCGCGAGCCGAGGCCACCGCATGGCTGGCGTCTATGGGAAGGTAAACCTAATGACCGATGATACCTACCTATCCGATGAATACGATGATTCCGAGCCGCAAGGCTCGCCCCTATTCCGCAGGTGTGCTACCTGCCAGATAGCCTACCCTCAGCAGTATCTTTATGTTGATACCGATGGGCGTGCCATTTGCATGGATTGTGATACACAGGAGCGAAAGGAAACCCCATGAGCGATTCAGAGGCAATAGAAAAGGTCCTAGAGGAAACCCGGCCATCCGCTCTAAGTGACCTATTTGCTGCGATGTCTTCTATCAAAATGGCACACCGCTACGCTACCACGGACGTTGATTATACCAAGTCGCAACTCGAAATTGCGTATCGCCTGCTAGGTGGGAGGGACTCCCTATGAGTGACTACGACCTTTGGAAACTGGCATCACCTGAGGAGCTGCCCACGTGCCCTGTGTGCGATGGCATAAACGACCCCGAGAATAATGAACCCTGTGCATGCTGGTGTAGGTGTGGGGAGGAGAAAGCCTTCTTCGAGGACACACTTTGCCCCGGATGCGCTATAGACCAAGCCGAGCAAATCTGCGAGCTCTATTATGAACCCCCACACCTTGAGTCTATAATCCCAGGCGGTGTCAAATGATTCGAATCGTATTGCTGTACGTAGCCTGCTCTTATCTCCTCGCATGGATGGGGTATGGTTGTGCTGCCCCGCAACCTACACCCCTTGTTTATCCGGAGCCAGGGCCTAATCAGACCTTAGAGCTACACCCGGAGCTTGAAGAATGTCAGACCCAACGATGCGCGTATGGCGATGAACCCGCACCGGGAGACGTCCGATGATTTGGTTTATCTATATCCTAATGCTGTTGATAGCGGGCTTTACCTTGGGACCTGTAGGGGTGGGAGTCTTGCTCCTGATACCCCTTGGAATCTACCTGCTCTCCCTACTTGACACGTCCCTACCCTAGAATCAGACTTAGATAACAGAGGAAACATGCGCAAACCGAACGTATATGATATCAAGCGAGTACAGCCCGAGGATAGCTACTACTTCGAACGTAAGACCCTAAAGGCATTTGGGCAGACCATGGCGTCTTTTACCATCCGGTGGGATAAGGTGCACCAGGCATGGGCTACATACGCACCTATTTTTGACCGGGAGGGTCAACGTGTGGGAGAGTCAGTTGCCTATTGGCACGCTCAGACTTTGCAACGCGTTTACCCCGCGGCAGCCGCTCCGGCTTCTGATCGGGTACCGGCTCGGCAGGAGATTGTTCGGGCGAATGGTTGGCGCTAGTCATGCCTGCACCCTCGCAAGGATAGTTTGCATCCGATGTTTGTAAGTGTGCTGGTCTCGTACTTGCCGGTTACCCTCTGCGATAAGTTTCTGCCTCCACGCCTCATCAGCCAGCACACGCAGGCCCACCTGCTCTAGGGCACCACGTGTCCGGTATTGCTCCACCCCAAGAGACTCTAGGCCCGGGTTGTTCTGTTGAATGCTGCAGCCACCCGAGGCAAAGGTCTCTAGCACACGCGGGTGCAATAGGAGGTTGTTCGCAGGGGTCAGCACCGCACTGTGCTTGCGGTATACCTGGGGCAGGTCCTTGGGACCCACGGGACCGAGGCATAGCTTCTCGTATTTCGAGCCCTGCCATCCGTTGCCATAGAGAGCAATCGGAACACCGATACCCGTGAGAATATCAATGTGGTCGAAAATGTTCTGCTGTCTTAGCCAATGCCAAACATGATACTCAATACCCGCACGTTCTGTGCGCTTGGTACGAAGGTTCAGGTCAGCAATGATAAGGGTTGTGAGCTTCTGAGGCTCCAAGAGTAAGAGTCCATGGGGCCGCTGCACGTTAGCATGCATCCATGCAACAGCCTGGGGGGCTAGGGTCTGCTCCTGCAGGTTAGCTGTAATAGCTATCTGCCCATTGCCCGGACCCGGCTCAAAATCGAAGCGGTCTGGGTTCACCCCCATGGGCAGCAAATCTACTCTGGGGTATCCGTACCCCATGTAGCGTTTACAGGCTTCGCTGCTGTAAGCAAAGATGTAGTCGTGTTCTGTGACTTGGTCCACGTACTTGCGGTCACGAAGGGGAGGGAGGTCGTCCTGAATCCAGGTGGCCACCGGAAGTCGAGAGGGAAAGGCTCGGGTCTCGTATCGAAGATGATCAATGAACACCACCAAATCTGGTAACTGGTTTTTGACAGCTTCTGCAATATGATGTCCCAGGATTAGCTGGGACTCATTCTGCTCTTCTAACACCTGTGGCAGGTGCCCTAGCTCTTGAAAGGCTCTCCTGCAATCTGCGTAGACGTGTTTTATCACGTTCGAGTGATAGCTTGAGGGCATGAGCACGGACAGTTGGGTACTCGTGCGGGGCTCTGCGTAGCGTGCTGTAGCATCCTCCACATGGCCTGCTGTGCTGCCCGGCTCTACCGAGACAGCCTTCTCAATGGCACCCCTCAGCTCCTCGGGGAAGCCGGGGGAGAAGGTACATGGTGCGACCCCCAGAGGGTGACGCGCCCTCCAGCCGTGCCAGTCGTTGCCGGTGACTAGGTACACATTCTGGGGCAGGTCCTGATGCTTGGTGTCCGTGAACCACAGTACACAGGCTCGGGAGTAGGGCAGGCTGCCCTCGACTGTGGCTAGACGTAACACGTCCTCCTTGAACTCATCGCCATAGAATGCGGTGCTCGGAATCCCTACATGGGGTAGGGCCTCGTAGCGCAGACCACCCCATAGCCAGGAGGCACTTCGCAATCTGGCATAGAGCGCATAGTCATCGGCACTGGGCTCGAGCACATGCAGGCATGCCTTGCCGTGTGCTTCGTGTTCCTTGAGTACAGGTTCTAGGGCTTCCCATGCTGCTGTGCGGTTGCCTTGGGCATAGTTCTCAAGGGAGAAAAAGACCTTTATGTTAGGGAAGGTCTTCTTTAGCTCTTGTTCTGAGAGGGTCACACAGGAGGCGACTAGGACCACATCCTGGGGCATGACTCCGGAGAGGCAGCAGGATTCTAATAGGTCAAGGTTCATGGTCATCCCTGTAGATGGGTAGTCTCGTGGGTGGTGGGTCATGTAACCGTCCCATGGATGACCTTCCAGTCATCGGGGTTGACGCTTAGTGACTGCCCGTCTGCGATGCTGTGTTCCTGGCATGTGATCAAAATCATTCCTCCGGTGATTTCGTGAACCACCGTTCCCGGCTTGTCGCACATAACGCGGGGCTGTATTTCGGTTGCGCACTCAAGGTCTATTGGGCCGCGGGTCACGGTGTCGCCTCAACATACTTCGCCGCGGCGAGCAGCGTCTCGTGCCTAAGCCTGCACGAGTCGCAGCACCACTTGCCACCTTCTGGTGGCACACCAGCAGACTCCCTCAACAGGGCTGTCAAGTAAGAGCCCGGCTTGTCGCACCGCTCCACCTCATCCAACAACCTCGGCAACCACTCGCGGGCGGCGGCGGCAAACTTGGCGTTACTGGCCTCCCATTCGGTGTGTCCAGTCCACAGGAATCCGACTGTTCCGCGATAGTGAGGACTTGTGTAATCAACGCTCCTGTTTGTGCCGGCCATCAGCGGCCCGGCTATGTGCCAGTCTCCTGGATCGTCATCGTGGTCACGCACCTCGTGTGCTGTCCACGGTCCAGGCGTTGCCGCAGCACACAACTTGTGCAAGCGCGCGATGTCTTCTTTGGTGATCATTCTCCCACATCCCAGCTAGTGACCATGCCCCGAGTTCCTAAGACCGCGATATGACAATCTGTTAGCACTCGCAACTCGATAGCTGTAAGCTCCGGGAGTTTTTGAAGCTCCTGCAGTCGTGTGCCAACCTGGTCTGCTAAAAAGACAAACTCCCGGATTACTTGCAGTCGTTCCACGTTTTCCCCACCCTCACCTCAGCGACTAGGGGCACTGCCAACGGGTAGGCGCCCTCCATAGCTACCTTGAGCACGTTGACCGCATGCGGGACACAGTCATCCTGCACCTCAAGCGTAAGCTCGTCATGCACCTGACATACGATGTCAGTACGGGTGTCAATACGCTCCGCTACTCGCAGCATGGCGAGCTTCATGACATCGGCCGCGCTGCCCTGAATCACAGCGTTGAACGCTTGCCGTTCCGACCCAAAACGTGCATACATATTACCACTATTGGCGATATCTGGCAAGTAGCGCCGGTGCCCCATGAGGGTGCGGACATAGCCTAGACCCTCTGAGGCAGCCCGAGCACGTGCGGCCTGAAGTACCTGCTTCCGTAGCAGGGGCACCTCAGGATAGGCTTTCTCGTAGAGCTGGATAAACTCTAGAGCCTCATCCTCAGAGACCCCGATGGTCTTTGCTAGCTTCTTAGGGCCCGCCCCGTAGACATAGGCAAAGTTGATGGTTTTGGCCTGATTACGGTCGCAGCCCACGAGGTTCGCGGTCTTTTGGTGGATGTCTTCGTTGTTGATGTAGGCATCTCGTAAGGCACCAGGTCCCGCGAAGTGTGCCATCACCCGGAGTTCAATCTGACTGAAATCCGCAGCCACGAAGCTGTATCCATCGGCAGGTATAAAACAACTCTTGACGCGGCGCCCCAGTTCAGAACGCACGGGTATCTGCATGAGGTTAGGACTGGCCATGGAAATCCGCCCAGTGGCCGTGCCATGCTGTAGGATGCTGGGTCGCAAGCGACAATCTTTATATTGCACCGCCTTCTCAAGCAAACTATGCGTGTATGTGTTGAGGTTCTTCGATAGCTCCTGGCACTCTTGCCGAATCTTGGCGAGCCTGTGCCCCAGGGAGTTCTCAGGAAGAGACAGCAGAACTGTTTTTACTGCCTCCTTGTCCGTGCTTAGTCCGGTCTTAGTCTTAGCGATGTTCTTACTGGGCCAGGTCCCGAGCTTATATAGCTCCTGAATCTGCTTGGGGGAGCTCATGCTATAGGGGCACATACCGGCCCACTGGGATTGCAGGGCCTGCACCCGTGCTTCAAGGTCCACGCGTAGTGTGGTTAGGCCATCAAGCGAGAGGCGCATCCCCTTCCGCTCCATGGCGTAGTACAGGGGCAGGATACGCATCTCAAAGGCAAAGGGGTCCTTGACCCAATCTACGGTGCCAAAGGTCAGCCCCAGCTTGAGAGCGTAGTAGGCATCGGCACAGGCATACTCATAGCCCTCCTCTGGGTCTACCTTGTCCCAGGTCCGGCCCTTAGTAACGTCTTTGAAACTAGGGAGGTCAACTTGGAAATGTTCCTTGACTAGCCCCTTGAGACCATAGCGCCCCTTGGCATCCCCCTTCTGCAGGAGCCACATCAGGAGCATGGAGTCCTGCATGTGCTTGGGGCGCCAGCCGCTAGCCCAATGTTCATGCTTCCAGTTGTGTGCCCACACAGGTCCCTGGGGATTGGACAGGGGCCGCCGCTGTGCCTTCCAGCCGTGCTCATGGCCTAGGGGTAGGTAGTAGCAAATGCCATCCTGAAAGGCGAAGCTAGCCCCAGTAAGCTCCGCATCGGTCATGCGCAACATCTTGGCACCTACCTGTACAGGACCATGGGACTCAGTATCAAATCCGATAGCCTCGGTAGTAGTTCGAAGGCGGTGCAGGAGGTCGCCATACCTGCCGTCACTGTCTATTAGCATTGGACGCATGGGTGCTAGGCTCATGTTTCCCTCCAAATAGCCTCAAGGAACATGGACTCTGCTACACTGGGGGCTAGTCCCTCGGGTCTTTGGTATACAGTCGGAGCCACTCCGCCCGGAAGATGGGCCCCAGGGAAGACATGCCGAAACTCCAGAATCAGTGCCTGCTTGTCTGCAGCTGTGACCTCGGGGGTGTGCTCTGAGGGTAGGCAGTACTTTGCTCGGATAGCCTGGTCCACCTTGGTTTCAAGAGCCTGGTAGTCAGGGAGTAGAGCCTTGAGGGGGCTCACGATGTCCCCTAGGTACGCCTCAGCCGCATCGTGCAGCAGTGCCTCAAGTCGAAACTGGTGGGGCACTAGACTCGCCACCACCATAGAATGCTCAGCGACTGAGTAAAACTGACTGTGTCCGTTGAACCTGCACTGCATGCTTAGTGCATGCGCGATATCCGGCATGCAGATGTCTGCTGCTGTGAACTTCTGGAAGTCAAACTTTTTCCCCGTGTACGTTTGTATCCACGTTGTCCCCATATCTCCCCAGTTCTATTAGAAATAGAATAGATGCCCCTGCATGCGCTAGATGCGAGAACCCCGATTCTGCATCCAGCTCTTCCCCACGCCACCAGGCCCATAGGTGCCGCATAGCTGCTGCAAAATAGCGCCTACGTGGTGTAGTGACCTTGAGCCAACCATTGTCTGAGTACTTCTTGGCACCGAATCCTAGGACCTCTACGACCTCTGCGAGTGCTCGTGTAGGTATAAGGTCATACCGCAACTTCTCGGTGTCGTGCTTCTCGGTCATCTACTCTTCGCCGAGTGGCACCACATGGATTTTCAGGTCATTCAGCGCCTTGCTGATGGCACTTAGCGTAGGCTCTGCGTTTAGCCCACACAGTGCAAAGGATAGCGCAGACAGCTCATCCACAACTTCTAGGGCTTCCTCCCTGGGAAGCGTACCCCTAACCAAAGCGCCGCTGTTGAGCGCCAGGCATGCGAGATTTAGATCTGGTAGAATGGCAACTAAAGCGGCGTGTTTATGGGACATAGGGAAACCCCGGTTTTGTCAACAGACCGGGAAACTGGTTGAAAGGAGGCGCAAAATCAGAACTGGATGTCAGCAGGAACCTCAGGAGACTGCGGAAAGGTATTCACGTCCTGTGTCTCCTTCTTGGCTGCATGCTCTTCAGCGGTAAGGTTCTTCTGCATGTTGATGTAGAAGTTAGAAGCCAGGGCAAAAAGGCGGTTAGGCTTCTCACCGGAGACAGGTGCCACCGGGGTCACACGGAAGCCAAACTCGGAGGGTGTGATGGTGGCCACAATGGCCTTTTGCTGGCGATTGGCGATGAGCACCTGTGTGAGGGTGCCAGCCTTGATGTCAATGTTGAACCAGAAGCTATCGGCCAACTCCTTGAAAATAGGAGTTTCCCACTGGTTCTCTACCTTGGACCAGGAGAGGGAGAGCCTGCCGCTGTTCTCCCACACGGTGCCTACTTTGGTAGTAACTTTGGTGTCTTTGTTGGTTGCTGTGATTCTGTATGGTGGTGCCATGTTATTCTCCTGGGGCGCTTTCTACCGCAGTTAGGATAGTATCTCGGGTCTGATATGCCCGGACCAGGTCATCGTACTCGGGAGCACCCCTAAGTGTCAATACCATATTGCGTACTGCTGTAAGTTGAACCTTAGATTTGGCGCGAGCGATGGCCGCGTGTACGGTTTCAGGCTTGATCGGAGCCACAGGCGCATCCGTGCTCTCATCTGCCTCAGGGTCATCCCCAAAGGTGATAAGTCCCAGGCCCTTGTAGGCGTACTTGACCGCCGAAGCCATCGACTTCATTGAGCCCTTATCGCCCCGGTCACAGCCCTCGCCCATGCCCTCAAAGTAATAAATCTCATCCCCGCAACCCACACCTACCTTGATGCGGCACTGAGTGTGACTCATGTCCCCCACAATCCAGCGAGACACGTCCACAATCTGCTGTGAAACGAGACACAAGCTAAACATCTCCAGCCCCTCGCTTACCGCAGTGGTCACGTCCTCCACTGTGGCAAACTTGTACTTGAAATGAGTATTGGTGCCACTCTTTCGCACAAATGCGATGTGCCTACGAAACTTGTTGAGCCTCTCCTGCACGTCTGTCAGTTGCTTTGTCATACGGAACCCCTTTCTTGGTTTACTTCTGCCATAAACTCCCTAGCAGCATCTTGCATCTCTTGTGCCAGCTCAGCATCAAACTCTAGCACATGACAAATCATGTCCGCTGCACCTAGCCTACAAGCCACCACACACCAGGTCAATCCTGTGACAAACATCTGAGCCTGAGCCTGGTAGAGGTAGTATGTGGGCACACCCTTGGCCCATTCCTTGGCACGGTAAGCCTCGGTCTGTTTCATCTCCACAAGCCCCAGGGGCCTGCGTGTATCCACGTGGGTCACCCACTTCAGCTGGTCCCCTAGCATGCGGTAGGCTGGGCTCCAGCAGGGTTCTAGAGGTGCCCTGGGGTTCTCTGTGGTCAGGAAGCCGTCTATCGTGGCCCCGAGCTCCCCTCGCACCCAGAACCTGTTGGTGCCCCTCGTACGCAGCCCTGTGAGCTTGGTAAAAGCCTCCATGTTGGACTTCTCCGAGTGAGAGCCCCACCACATATGCCGGGACACAATGGGCACGTCTGGTGCCAGCTTCTCGGCTAGGAGCGCTTCCCGTGTCTTCCAGGGGGAGAGACCCATCACCACGGCTATCTCCGAGCCTGTGACCACCTTCTTGCGCTCACTAAGCCACTGCGGGTCACTGGCCCTGCACACGTAGCGGCGGGGCTCAGTCATATTTCCCAGCCTCCTCAGGAAAGCTAAAGTACTCGCAGATAGCACTCAGCACCTGGTTCTCCATGTGCGAGATAATGTCCTCCTGACTGGGCTTATCCTGGTGCTTGTAGGCTCGCCTCATGCCATGGGAGACACCCTCCTCCACAGCTCGACATAGCACCTCGTATGTCTTTATTGTGAGTACGTTTCTCTTCTTGGTCATGCTGACATCTCCTGCATGTGCTTGGGGTGAACACAGCTCATCCTACCACAGGTGTTCAGCAGCTTAGCCTCTGGCTTGCCCCCACACCGGGCATACGCAACCTTCCTAGCCTCCACCCAAGCCCCACCCTCATTCCAGAGGCCAAGGCCATCTGCGTTCACCACTCCACCCCACCACCAGTGTCCCTTGGTCTTTCTCACCTTGGACCAGAATGCTGCGGTAACCTTTACTGTTCTGTCCATCACTCCCCCTTTAGACGAGACTCCGGATGTCCCGATAAAGTATATCAGGTACTTAACACAGATACTAGTTACTAACTAGAGCTAGTTGAGAGTCGGGTTCTTACCAACTAGCTGGTAGTTCATTCACCAGCGCTAGGTGTAGCGTGGGGATTGTGTGCCCTGGTCGGAGTACAGCCAGTTGTTTATGGCCACTTAGCATCCCTTTGCTCTACCAACTCAGAGACCTAGCCCCTTGAGTCCTAGGTAAGATAACTTATTTGGGTCTGGAGGTCAATAGGGGTTGACGTAGGTGGGACACCTTTGTTAGTGTGTAGGTATGGGTCAGTGGGAGAGTAGATTCGAGGTCATAGAGAGCATTACCACCCGGTCCACAGAGCTTCTTGAGAGGTTAGATACTCTCAGGACTCTGTTTCTAGGACCTAAAAACAAGGGGTTTAGGGCAGATATCTCGGATATCATTGTGGACCTTGAGCGTGTGGATACACGACTAGAGGAATTATATAATGACCTCACGGGCACTGCAGGGGAAGAGCTGGACCTTTGGAAGGGGAATAGGGCATGACCTATCCTACTGGGGTTTGTGTCCTTTGTGGTGAAGATAGGGCTAAGAACCTAGACCCTGTTACAGTTCTCTTAAGGCTAGAGAAGGACTCTGGGCCCGGCGAGGGAGTCAAGCACACTCTGGGCACCTTCTGCTCGAGCTGTATGAAGAAGTACGCTAGACACCCTTACTTTGATGTGTGGTGGACAAGTAGGATTACACCTTGACCCCCCTCTCCCTGGGGCAGTCGGCTAGAGAAGCCATTGAGGTCTTTCGGTGTTTCGAGGATGGGGCACCCGACCTAGTGCCCACTGGCATGGGTGCCGTGGATAGGGTACTAGGGGGCCTCTTCCCAGGCAGTGCAGGGATACTTGCTGCAGCTACGGGTGTGGGTAAGTCCAGCATTATCCTAAGTTCAGCGTTGACAAATCCGGCACATGTCGGTATTATCAGCACAGAAGATACCCCAGACGTACTTGGGAGTAGGGCACTTGCTTATGAATCGGGTGTGGATAGTTTGCGCATACGTACTAAGGCGTTTTCTGAAGTGGAGAGGGAGAAGCTAAGAGATGCCGAGTGCACCCTTCAAGGTCGGAGTAATGTACACGTTGCTTACTGCGTTGGTTCGCCTCTGGATGAGATTGTGGATGCGATACATTCGCTCGCAAAAGCTGGCTGCAGGCTCATCTGGCTTGACTACATCCAAAAGGTCCGAGGAGTGCGCGAAGACCGCCGAAACGAAGTGGCTGGAGTCTTTACAACCGCGCAACGCGAGTGCTCCAGGGCCGGAGCAGCGCTCATGGCGGTAAGCCAGTTTGCACGGCAAGCAGACCCTACTCGCCCACCCCAGATATGGTGGCTAAAGGAATCGGGAGACCTTGAGAACGAGGCTCGATTGATTCTCCTAGCCTCACGAGACAATGTAGAGCCCAACAGGCTCAATGTGTGTGTAGCGAAGAGCACCTTCGGTGGTGAGGGGCTAGCGTTTAGCTATGTGCGGGATGCTTCTGGCACATTGCGAGAAGAGACCTCAGCCTCTTACGCTGGGGCGGTGTTCTGATGGAGATTCACTCTTCCTGCTTGATGTGTCGCTCTGAAGTCAAGTTGGATCTACCCCAAGATCCTGGGGTGGAGCGCTTTATTGGGGTGGCGCATGTGTGCCAGTATTGTGCCTCACGTTTTGCTCAGCGCTACATCAAGGCTGTGAATGACAGCATAGGGGACACCCTGCGTGCCGCACGAGAGGTCGCCATGAAGGGCGAAACCAAATGAAACAGGATTCTCTCCTGTACTTTCAGGCACGTATTGCTGAGCTGCGAAGGGAGGGTGCTGCTGTGGCCAAGGTGAAGACCAAGAACGGTGTCAAGACAGTGTGGCTGTTCAAGGACTACATAGATGTGATGTCGAAGACTGGGGACTGTGAGACCTTTCGCACGGATGAAGCAGCTGCCGCTTACATCTATGCGCAGTGTACAACAGGCATGGGGAGTGACTAATGAACTTGAAGAACACGAAGGTGTTGTACGATTGCGATGGCTGTGGTCTTTTGGCCCACAGCGTGGATTCTGTTATTTGGGATGATAACCAGCCTGTAGGCTGGACCTATGTCCTAGGTAAGGTCCTGTGCCCTGAGTGCCTGGCTGAGGTGCAGCAGTTCCTAGTGCACATGGAGTAGCTGATGTGGGGCATGATCTTCTTGGGGGTGTTGGAGGTCTACGGGATGGTGAGTGCCATTGTGGGCACTGTGCTCCTGTGCCGATGGTTTGGGGT